GGGGAAGTTCCATAACGTATGCATGGCGATATACGTATGCACCATTAATGGGATTAGTTGATAGTTCGTACGACGATGATGGTGAGCCTGCTGCAAATGGAAATACGCAATGGAAGAAGTGAAAAATTCCATTTTCTTTTATCCATTCCGTCGTTCCGCTCGAATAGATCTTATTGCGCTACTTCATGATGAAATAAGAGTAAGAAAGTTCCAGGAGTCAATGAAAGTCTATGATAACGTATACCCTCATCTTAAAAAGACAGAAGATCAGTGGAGAGAAGAGAAAAGAAATCATCATAGAGCTATACGTATAGACCGATGGATGATGGAAATGGAATATTATGACAAAGTTTTACAAAGCTATTTAAAGGATTAGCTATGCGAATAATGGACGTAACTTTACAGGGTTTAACCGGTGCCTACAAAAAAGAAGGGTCTGAAGCACTTCTTTTTGAAATAGCCGATTGTATTATACGCAGAGAAGAATTCATCAAGCGCTGTCCTGAGATAAAAGGACCAGACAAAGAAGAACTTGCAGAACTTCTAACCTGCGCAAGAGAATTATATGGCAACACCTCTACGCTGTTGGGAAGATTGCGTACAGGAAGAATAGATAAGAAAGATGAAGAAATAATATCAGGCTCTGTTCTTTTCTATGCCTGTTTCGCGCAAGTTCACTTAGACAGAGTAAATAAGATCATGAAGAAATATCCTGCTGAAACGCAGCATGTTTTAGAGTGTAAGCATGAAGATAAAAGAGAAGAAGCTGTTAAAAAAGCTGAAGAAATCATGACCATGACTATTGTGGATCCACTACAAGTAGATCCTAAAACCGTTGATCCAAGTAAGGCACGATCTTAACGATGGCGACAGAAAATAAAATAAGTTGCTGGAATCTGTTGCCGGAAAAAAGAAAAGGTCCTGAAGAGAAATACCTTATACTTCATAATTATTCATCTGATTATGTAAAAAATATGCAGAAGAATAAGGGCGAGATAGATTACGCAGAACCTTATAACGACTTTATTGTTAATTGGAAAGATGTAAAACAAGTTAAAGAAGTTTTTTGTCACAAAGAAGAGTGCCCTCTTGGGAATAAAAGATTTGAAGAAGATTTGGCTTATAAAAGAAAACTAATAAAAGAAGATACAGTGCTATTCAGATGCGCAAAACCAGAACTTATACAAAGAATGTGCATGGATATTTCAGAAAAAGAAAAAAGATATATAGAAGAACTATATGAACAGGTACGTAAAAAACCAGAAATAAAAAAATAAGGTAGTAGTATGTCATTGCCAGTTAATGAAGCAATAGAAGCATTAAGTCAGAAACTAGATCTTCTCATACAGAAATTTAATCCTCTCTTGGAGAAATCAGAGCTTTTTGGCGCTCTTGCTAAAGCCCAGGCAGAGATGCGAACGGCGAAGTGCGATAAAGAGAATAGATACTTCAAGACGATGTTTGAGGATTTAGAGTCGGTCATGAATGCATCACGTCCAGCGCTTACAAAATATGGCCTCAGCGTGATTCATGTGCCGATGGTCAATGACGATGGTGCGGCAGTGTTAAAATGCATCCTGGCTCATTCTTCAGGCCAATTTATTGAAAGTACGATGAGAATGCTTCCCCTCAGCAATGATCCGCAGTCATTGGGAAGTTGCTTTCAGTACCTGAGACGGCTATCATATTCATCTCTTGTGGGCGTAGCGGCTCAGAATGAGGATGATGATGCAGAGCGTGCCATGGCTGACGTACGCATGGGCGATGAAAAGGGTACAACGTTAAATCATAAATACAACCCAAAGGAGCAAACGAGTGAGACTATTACCCGTGAACAATTAGATGAAATAGAGTACGAGCTTGCTGCATATCCTGATATTGGGGCACAGATATTAAAAGGGCTGCGCATAATGTCATTAGCTGATATGCCACGAAGCAAGTATCGTGATGCAATAACCAAGATACGAGAAATTGTTAATGCCAGAAGTGGCAAGAGATAATCATGTTACAGAACCTCTTCGCATTGTCGAAAGAGGTGAGAGATAGCATAAAGAAGCACTACTTTGAACCAAGAGTAATTAAACGCGGTAAAGATGAATGTTGGGACTGGATTGGGCAGAAAAATAAACAGGGCTATTCACAGTTCACTAAGAGATTTGGCAAAAAGACATCCAAAATGAGTGCCCATAAAGTCGCATGGATGCTTCAATACCAAACACCAGTTCCTCCCGGATTAATTTGCTGCCATATGTGCGACAATCCCCCATGTGTAAATCCCTTCCATATCTTTATAGGAACTCATATGGCAAACTCGCAAGATGCTAGGCTTAAGGGTCGTAGGAAATAAAAAGACTTACAAACAGCTTTCAATTTAGGCATTATACAAATACACGGGGTGTGCATTGAACGCCTCTTTTGCGCCCCGTGTAGATAAGGACAATATGGAATCTTTTGGATCCATGGTACGTGAAGCTCGAAAGAAAAAAGAGTGGACCGTAAAGACTCTTAGGGAAAGATTGGGCGTAAAAATTTCTCCAGCATACATTACTAAGATCGAAGTGAAAGATGAAATTCCATCGCCGTCACTTACTTTGAGAATAGCACAGGTATTAGATATAGATTTTGAAAAACTTGTAGAAGCTGCAAAAGAAAGCCGGCGTCGCATGTTTAGGGAAATGCTCGATAGAAAATGGGAAGAGATTTTATGATAAGATACACGACCGGTCCCACAAAATATGACCTAGCGCCCTATAAAACGGTGTGTATACTCTATCTCAACGACGATGGCACTGATCGCAAGCTCTATATCCAAATCTCACACGATGAATCTAATCCAGTCTGGATAACCGTCGAAGAACTCGTCATAAAGGCATATCAGCCTTACTTTGAAGATCCACTATTTCTTGATAGCTGCTTAGATAAAATAAAAACCCCATAGATTGCTCTACGGGGAAAGTTTAAATTCACCACTCATACGGAGTAGTAGATCCAGTATATGAATCTCAGGAACGCATATCAATTGTTTGTTCTTTTACTCCACGGTCTCGGAGATACTTCTTGAAAAAAGATAACTGACGATCCACATTTCTTTTCATTATTTGTGGGTGGGGTTCAAAATCAACAGGCAACTCATAGCCTCGTGGGGTCATACCACGGGAATTGGAGCCATTTCGTACCTCAACAGGAACTGGTGCTACATTCATAGCATTTGAGGGTAATGACGAAAGAATAAGTAATAAGAGAATCGATGATTTCATAATGTCCTTTAAGAATAAAACCCCCGGACACACTCCGAGGGATATATAATAAACCCATCTTTCGACGTAAGTCAAAAAATGAATAAACCTAGTATACACCCTTATTGATTAAGCCCATAGAGAGATACGCGTGTTGGAGGACTGCTCGCAAGGTTACCTACAAATTGTAACGCATTAATTGCAGCGCTATTGCCGAAACTGCCAACACACATATTCTGGGTTTGAAGATTATTTCCAAGGCCTACTGCATATGCACGGCCACCACTGGTAATATTAAAAAGATATACTGTTGATCCCCACGGCGATCCAGAAGCAGGTGACGATCCTGAATTTATAACAATACCGGAATTCGAAAAGTCAGGAAGCGCAGATGCAACCACTCCTATCTGTTGTCTTTGGTTGGTAGAGTTATAGCCACTCGAAACATAACTTACTCCACCATTGGTTGAGTAGCGGATTTGCATAGATGGATCAGTTCCCTGTGAGTATAAAACCATAAAAATATTATATGGAGCAGAAATTCCCGTAGTAAAATTGAGCGTAAACGACATAGAAGCGAATGTTTTTGTTTCTATAAGATCCCAGCCAAGACCGGTCGCAGAGCCTGATCCCGAGTGAGTCTGCCAGGTAGGAGCCACACCAGGACCGTTACTGGTCAATAACTGACCAGCCGTTCCTGTGTTAGTAACGACGATAGAAGTTCCATTGTAATACGCAGTACCATCAACGGTTGCCATCGAAGCTGCATTGGTACCACCTTGCGAGATTGCTAATGGATTACTAAAGTCATTTGCATTATTAGTAGCCATTATTGAAACACTCCATAGATAGAGAAAGTACCAGTCGATATATTTCCTGAGCTAAAAATAAAACGGATTGAGTTAATACTGGAATGAGAAGGCCCATCGGCAAACCAACCCGTAAAGCCGCCCCAGGTTGATAAACCAGAACAAGTAGGAATTAGGCCAGATCCTACATTGTAGAGATCGATGAAACCGCTTGCACCTAATCCTGCTGAATTGGAAACTGTGTTTGTAAGAGATATAAATCGCTGTAATCCATCGGTATTGACTGCAAAAGAGTTACTATTGGAAGCCGCATATTTGCATCCCGCATTGTAGCCAGTTGCAGAGAAAGAAGCGCCTGACCCATAAAGCAAGTGCAATACAGCGTTATTGGTCACCGGTACTACGTTATTGAAGAATATCTGGTAGTTTTTGTACGTAGAGCTCATTACTCCTACAAAGTCTATACTCGAGGAGTTGCTCGCAGTCATGGTAGAGAGATGTACAATCCCACCATTGCCAGCGCCTGCCGCCTGGAAGGTAGGGGCCACACCGGCCCCGTTTGATGTCAGTACTTGCCCCGCAGTTCCTACGCCTGTGGTATTGAGCAACGAACCATCGTAGTACACTACCCCATCAGTGTTAGTCATAGTTGCGGCATTGGTACCACCTTGGGATATTGCTACTGGATTCGATGTATCGGTCGCGTTATTTGTTGGCATAATAGTCCTTTATACAACGGTTATGTTACCGATAGATGCCAGCACATTGAACGTAGTATTTGCAACGGAACACACAAGAGTGATCGTATTATACTGGTTGGTCGATGCAAGTGATCCGCCAGCACCAACGGTTGTTGCAGACGCACCAAAGTGAATCTGTTGGCCACCGTTTTGTGCGATAATCCATCCACCAGCGCCTAAGCCAGTAATATAGAAGGTGTCTCCTACGGCTGCGGTAACGGGCAATGTAAGGGTAACAGCTGTGCCGCGGTTGATTACGTAGCCATTCTGAGCTACAAGAGCTTGTGTTGCTGCGGTAACGGTAGACCAGGTTATTCCTGCGCCTGAACCAGTGATAGTGACCGTATTGCCTGATCCTGAGGTGGTAATGCCGCCTGCACCAACGACCATGATATTGCCGCCTATTTCAGTTGCAGTACCACTATCGGTGATAAAGTTCTCAGTGCCATTCGCTCCACCGCTGCCGCTGCTGCTGTAGCCATAGAGAGAGAATTTACCAGAGAATGCTGCACCGTTGGAAAGTATTACACGGAAGGCATTAACAACCGTTGTAGCAGAGTTAAGGACACCACCGAGTTGATTTCCAACACTGTTTCCAGCCATGAAATCCCAGCTATTGGCATTCGATACGGTCGTTGGATAGTCTGCTGCGCCTCCTGAGGTAAGATCTTGGAGCCATGTTTCACCAGAAACTAACGCAGTTGGACCCGCAAAAGCTGCTTGTACTATAGCAATGTCAAAGGCTGATGTCCCTGCCGCGTTATTTACATAGCCAGTATTTATCCAGGTGCTGCCACCATCGGTCGATGCCTGTACCTGTAAGAATATATCCGAGCCTGTTGTTGCGAATTCTACACTATCAAACAAAAGGAGATAATCATTGGTAGGAGCCAAAATACCATTTGTGAAATCCAATGAAGTCTGCGACGAAGCAGTCTGGGTTTGGATGAATGATACTGCGCTTCCGCCACTACCACCACCAGTGTTTGAAAGACCATAAAGGTAGAAAGTGCCAGAGAATGTTGCACCATTTGTGAGAACTACCTTGAAAGCGTTTACCGCTTGGGTATCTGTAGGGTAAATACCAGTAAAATCGGTGCCAGATGTTGACGCTGCCGATCCATCCCACACCATGAAGTTGGCTTGGGAAGCTGGGAAGTGGTTTGCGGCATTAGCGGTCATATCAAGAAGATTTTGGAATCCTGATACTACTTCTGTGCCACCCATATTAGTGGTCAAATACTGAGCTGCTACAAGCCCAGAGGTTGATGCTGCCGTTGCATTGAGATAGCCAGTATTGATATAAGTAGCGCCACCGTCAGTTGATATCTGAGTCTGAAGATAGAAAGCGACACCGGTTGAAGTCGCTTCTATGCTATCGAAATAAAGAATGTAATTGTCAAAGTCTGAGTTTATGCCACTGGTAAAGGTAACTGAGGTTTGAGCTGCCGCGCTTGCTGATCCAATAAGGGTCATAGCGCCTGCGCCACCTGCACCACTGCCGGTATTGGTTACAACTACGGTATTGCCTGAAGCAGCGGTCATAATGCCAGTACCGCCAAGAATACGGAGCACATTGGCTGCTGGTGTTGCAGTACCACTATCTCCCTCAAACGAGGTTGGTACATTTCCTTCTGCTGAAATGGTAATAGTAGAGCCAGAAGCTGAAGTAGAAATTGAAGATCCATCGCCGAATATATTGATGTTATTGCCAGACGGTGTAGCGGTACCTGCGTCCGCGGTATAGGTTGATGCTACTGCGCCAGATGCTGAGACGGTAATCGATCCTGGTCCGTTTACAATGGAAATACCAGCACCTGCGGTAATGGTGGAAATGACAGGATCTACGCCGGTTGAGCCGATAGGTATTTCACCATCATTGGCTACTGCAAGAGAGTTGATAGCTCCAAGAGCGTTTCCTACAAGAAGAGCGTGATCTATAGTACCTGTAACATCCACAACCAGAGTATTACCTGATCCGCTGGTTGTTATATTATTGCCACCGTCGATGTTTACTACATTTGCCACCGGTAGAACGGTACCCGCATCAGTATCTATTTGGTTTATGGAAGGGCCACCAGGGGCAGCTTCTACCAAAATCCATGTGGCAACTCCGGCAGCAAGGCTCACCAATACATAGAGGTTGTTAGCGCTTGTATCGACCCAGAAGTCACCTATGTTTACGTTTTTAGAGTCCGTACTGGTTGGAGGAAAGTCGTTCATCAGCGTATTAGATGGCTGAGCTGCCTCTACTCCTATATACGCAAGTGGGTTCAGACCCGTTAATCGTTTACTCATGCTTCATCCTTTGCGGTACGATCCATTCTTATAATCGCATGCGTTATGGGATCGTAACTATCTCCTATATCTACAACATCAGCACGTACTACAAACGTGCCAAAAGGAGGAAGCCACTCAGCTCCCTCCCACTCACATACATTGATCACTTTTAAGCTAATACTATCTACTATCCCAAATCTCATTTTATGGCCCCCATTGCAAAGAATTTGCCCTGCTTTGGATCGTACACATTTCCTGGCTGTGCAACATCAGATGGAACTATAGTGTGACCACGAGGCGGTTTAAACTGTCCTTGGGGCCATACGACGATACTGTGCACAATATTTTTTTCATTAATGATTGCGTAACGCATAATTTTCCTCAGAAGTATTCGATGACCCAGATCTCACCACGGCCACCATTGCCACCGGTACCAGAGTTTGTACCGTTCAAGGATCCGCCGCCACCACCGCCACCAGCGCCAGGAGCTCCGCCATTTCCGCCGGTGCCTGCAGTTCCAGCTACCATGCCACCGCCGCCGCCACCACCAGAAGATCCAACCATGCGACCACCAGTAGTAGATATAAAAGAGCCACCATTTGCTCCGTTAATAGTGCCAGTTGATATGCCACCAGCACCGCCTGCAGTGATAGTTGAAGAGCTGTTAGCATTCGATACCCAGCTTATTCCATTACCACCATTACCTGCTTGACGAGCGGTTACCGAATCAGCACCAGAGCCACCTCCGCCACCTGCAGATCCTATCATAACGGTACTCGATGCTACGGCGCTCGTTGTATCTGAGCCATTGTTTCCTGCTGTGTTACTTCCAGATCCTCCTGCAGAACCTGTTGTATTAACAATAGATCCTGAAGATTGAGCTCCTCCTTGTGCTGTACCACCAGCTCCTACGGTTGTAGTCCCTGCCGCTCCTGCGCCTGCTGTAGCGGCTGTTCCCGAGACTTGTATATAGACATTCCCTATAGAGGAGATTGCAGTCGGACCCCCTATAACACCATTTGTGGTGTCAGATGTTTGAGCTGTTCCGCCCGTTCCCCCTGAGGCTATAGTCACGGATTCTGAAGATCCAAAAAAAGTAGCAAAGCCGGTATACATAAGAATACCGCCCCCAGCTCCTCCTCCGCCCCCACCTGAAGTAGTTGTCGTTGCGCGACGTCCAGACCCGCCACCGGCGCCCGAGTTCCATAAAATAATGGTAACCATTTGGGTCTTGCTGTTTTTTGTCCAGGTATCATTTGCGGTATATTTTGTAATAAGAGTGCCACCGGTAGCACTGAGGGTTCCTGCGCCATCACAATAGATAAAGCCATTGCCTAAAGCACCGGTATTTATTGCACTATTTAATCCCATATTCTCTCCTATGTTACTGTGATATTGCCTTGGACGGACAAGACGTTCCAATCATTATTTGCAGTTACCACCACAAGCTCTATGCCATCTCTTTGTGCAGAAGAATCAAGTCTTCCACCTGTTCCGGTCGTTGTGGTAGAAGTACCGAAATAGATCGTTTGCCCTGAGTTTTGTGCTATTCTCCAACCCCCCGCACCTTTACCCGTCACACGTATAATTGATCCGAGAGCTGCTGTCGAGGGAAGAGTTAACGTCACAAGGCCAGCGTTATTTGCGATATAGCCGTTATTTATTGCCATACTCGCGGATGCACCGGTTACTTCTGTCCACGGAAATACACCAGCAGATGCAGTTTGAAACGTTGGCAATGCTCCTGCACCATTACTAGTAAGTATTTGGCCTGAAGTTCCAACCCCTGCTATAGATTGAAATGCGCCTGTAGAAGTAGTGCCTCCACAAAGAACGGCATACGCAGTTGCTGAAGTAATTCCTGTACCACCATTAGATACCACAAGAGTACCACCGAGTGTTTCAGTAGATCCTGCACCCGCAAAGGTGAGCCCTGTTGTGCCACCAGTAAATGTGAATGAATTGCCCGTTAAGGCCCCACCACTATCACCGGTAATAGAGATACTTGAAGCAGCAGCGGTCTGGTAAGTTGGAGCTACACCAGCACCATTTGAGGTTAATACCTGTCCTGAAGTTCCTGTCGCGGTCGTAACAAGACGAGTACCGTCAAAGATTACGGTTCCATCTGTTGTAGCCATTGAGGTTGCATTAGTACCACCGTTGGCAATAGAAACCGGCGTTGAGAGCGCATATTGGAGCGTAGTTGCGTTCGTAGTGATTGAGAGGCCCGTGCCCGCGGTAGGTGTTATAAATGCAGGATCGGCTGAAGTTGCGCCAAGCAATACCTGGCCATTAGTGCCCACTGAGAGAGAAGTGAGGGAGTTGGTGCTGTTACCTACCTGAACTGCATGGTTTGTCGTGCCAGATACGTTTACGATTGGAGCTGTTGCGGTACCTGTTATGGTGATATTATTACCGGCGTTTACAGAAGTCACTGCGCCTGATGCTGATACGTTTTGGTAAGTGGGAGCTACGCCCGCACCATTGGAAGTAAGGACCTGTCCTGAAGTTCCTGTTGCAGTAGTAACGAGACGCGTGCCATCAAATATTATTGTCCCATCGGTAGTCGCCATAGATGAGGCATTTGTGCCTCCGTTTGCTATAGGAACTACACCAGAAAGGGCTATGGTCGCAGAACCACCGAGAGATACCGGAGATCCGGTTACCGTAATATTGGCACCATCATTGAGTGTTATTGAACTATTTACGAGGGCAGCATTAGGAACCTGTCCAAAGGAAGGATCAGCGCCAGTATTGCCAAGGAGTACGGTATTAGTAGTACCAACGGAAAGCGAAGTGAGAGAACCAGAAGCATTTCCTACCTGTACAGCGTGGTCGGTGGTACCCGAAACGTTCACAATTGGAGCTGTCGCTGTCCCGGTTATGGTTATATTGTTGCCGCCACTTACAGAAGTGACTGCTCCTGAAGCAGATACGTTCTGATAGGTGGGAGCTACTCCGACCCCATTAGATGTAAGAACTTGTCCTGAGGTTCCTGTCGCGGTAGTTACGAGCCGTGTACCATCAAAGATGATCGTTCCATCAGTTGTGGCCATCGAGGAAGCATTGGTACCGCCATTGGCAATTGGTACCACCCCATCAAGATCAATCGTGACGGTGGAACCGGCTCCTGAAGTAGCTATGTTGGCTCCGCCAGCGATCGTAAGTGCCCCTAAAGCAGGAACCGCAGTTCCTGAATCAGTAGGAAAGGATGCTGCTGTAGAGCCCGAAGCTTCAAGATTTAAAGTATTTGCACCGGTAGTAAATACAATCGTACCACCAGTTGAAGTCAGCGTTGCGAATGCTGGGGGAGCCGCCGTCGCGCCAAGCAACACTTGCCCATTTGTCCCGACGTTCGTAACACCAATATCATCTGCCGTTTGTCCAATTAAAACCGCATTCGCGGCGAGCGCTATTTCACCAGTTCCCCCTTGCTCGACCTTTATGGGAAACGGACCTGGATATGACATACGTCCTCCTTATTACCAGAGTTGATAGTTAGTACCATCAAATATCAGGTTCACTGATTGGTACTGAGCATTCATGGTGTACGAGGTAAACCCATCAAATAATGCAACACCGCCCGGCGTTGTTATGATGATGTTGTTGAGATTTGCCTGACCTTTCCAATCTTTAACCACAAACACACGGCCTGTCGTGGTCGTATTTGGCATGTGGATAGTAATTGGACTGCCCGACGCGTCTACCGCAAGAAAGAAATCAATACTAACAACCACATACGGGGTTGTAGAAATATCTCGTATGAAGGGAGTGAAATGTACCGTAACCGTACTACCTGTTGCTGAGGTAAGAATAGATGCGCTGTCACCAAATATATTGAGGTTATTGGCTACTGGTGTTGCAGTTCCCGTATCTGCGGTATATTGATTGGCTACCGAATCATCTACACTAACAGTGAGTGTGTTTGTGCCGGCGTTTCCTGCCACGTTGACCGTGGTGCCATCACCAACAACATTTATATTCCCACCCCCATCGGGACCTACTGGCCCTCCGGTATTACCCGTTAGAGTAAGTACGGTTCCTGGTGCAGGCGAACTGGAAATAAACTTTCCGGCCTGTGACATAGGATCTCCTTAGGAATCAATGCCATAGAAAGATGATATATAGAAATTCCCTGATGATGGTGGCGTCGATTGCTCTTTTACATAAAAACGGGTGCCCTCAGCGATATAAAATCCCTGGGATACGGTTTTGTTGGCGGTAACATCTAACAATACAAAGCCATTAGCAGGCACCGGTAAATGATCGGTGATGCCATCAAAAGAAACAATCAATAGAGCATCAGTCGTGTTTTGAAACATTATGAGGCGTGATGGATTAGCAAGGGGAGTACCAACACCAGCATACGTCCCACTTATAGAGCCAAATGCCAGAGATCTGAGGGCCTCTGGCAGCAATTTAATAGCAAGTGCGCCCATTACTACTCTCCTTTTACTGAGCTACATAATAGCCACTTACGTATACGGTACCAGCAGCAGACGAGCCTTTAGCGTATACGACTAGATTTTTCTTAAATAAAGCCATATCGGCGTTTGGCTGCGCATTCGTCTGTGCATCAATAACGATGAAAGACGTTGCTGGAACCACATCATTATCAGTTGACCCATCATAGCTAATGTCTATAGCGCCATTGGTTGTATTGTAGATAGCAATCCTAAAGCAAGGACCCGCGAACGGCGTTGCATTTATAGCTTGATAGGTACCTGATAAAGACATCCCAGCTAAAGTACCTCGCGTCGCGGCTTTAACTTTATTTTGTGCCATGGCTACTCTTTCGGTGCCGCATCACTTTGTGCAACAATCTCCTGCGGAGCAGCCTTTTGAGCAATATCCTGAGCATGCGCACATACCTTTTGAAGTATTTCGTAAACCACGTCATATAATTCTCCTACCGGAGAGCCATCGGGTACATGCAATGAATAAGCACGATCACCACGTTGGATTGAAAAATCGATGCATTTTTTAACCATATTCTATCCTTTATGGAGCTACGTCGGTGAAATACGGAACATACGCAGTAGTTGTTCCCACATATATCTTTAAGAATCCAGCATTATTACCTGGGTTTGCACTTGCAGAAAGTATGGACAATGTGCCTGCGCCTTGTGTGGTATTAACGGCATTAGTAAATGAAGTCATGGCTGCAACACCACCGAGGTCATCAGTTGCTTCAAGTTGGCCACCACGAACGGCCCCAGCTGAAGCTTCTATATCCCCGGTAACCGCGGTAATATCACCGGCTCCTACTGTAGCGTTGCCAAGGACTATGGAAAGATTTCCGGCATTTGCCACAATATCACCAGAGGAAACGATTGCATCACCTGTAGTTACGGTTAGCCCGTTTCCTGCATTTACGCTGCCTAGTACTGCGGTAATATTGCCGGCAGACGCTGTAATGTCGCCCGCTGTTGCGGTAATGTCGGTACCTGCAGTTATAAAGGTTCCTGCTATAACACTAGCTCCCGCAGCCATTGAATTTCCTGCGGTTACACTGCCTACTGTTGCAACTATATTGCCCAAATCAGCAGTTATATCACCAGTGGTTGCCTCAAGGGAGGTAAAGACGCCCGCTCCATTACTTACTGAACTCCAGGTGGACACATTCGCCACAACAGAAGTCAGAACGAAGTAGTCGTTGGTATCCTTATTAACCCAAAGAGTACCGAGCTGGGCACGGTCACGGGTTGTAGGATTTCTAACAGAAACAATGGGTACGGGAAAGACATTCAGAAGTGGATCATTGAGCCCATATGCGGGACTTAATCGATTGGAAGCCATTACTTCTCCTTTTTAGAGTTAAAGCTTATACCTCTATCCAACCATATTTCACCCCCTATTGCAATAGTATAGTTTCCTGGTATATTTAAATATATAACTATATAGGAAGATATATGAGAATAGACTCGGAAACACAGCTCGTAATCAGTATCCCTGAAGAAATACACAGGGATGTAAAGAAGCGGGCAATAGATAGAAATATGACCCTCAAGGCATGGGCGATCCAGGCCTTCCTGGAAAAGATAGAGCGGGAAAACAGAGCGAATTCGAAGAAGGAAGAGTAATGGAACTAACAACAGCACTCATGGTTATGTGGTTTATTCACGGATTTTTTACCGCATGGATTTGTGCACAATTGAAGAGAGTAGATATTAGGCTACGACATTTGGAGAACGGATGTCCTAGACAAAATGAAATGGGCTATTCGCTGGGCGATTTGCTCAGGAAGAATATAAAGAAATAACGTTACAGGAGGTTATATGATATTTGAACGTGAAAAGATAGAGGGAAGAATACTGTTCATAGCAGAAAGACTATGCTCATCGGCTGAATACTACGCCATAAAGTCATTCTTGCCTTTTTGTGGTGAAGACGTTTTAGAAGCTATTGCAGAACAGTATAATGACGCACTAGATAGTCATGTCACAAAGCATAGGGAATAAAATGGATAACTTTACATTCGTCCTAACACAACTCTTGGGCTTTCCGCTCATGATTATTTTGACCTCTATTCTAATACTTATCCCATTAACTATGGGGCGTATAGCATGGAAGGTCTTTAAATGGGCATGGTCACGGTAACTTTGCTTTCTTCTTCTCGTAAGCTCGTTTGGTAAAGCTCTCTCTAACTTGCTTTTGAGGAATCATTTTAGCTGAATCCCTGAATGCTCTGCGTAGATTATCTGCTGAGTTCTTCATGCGTGCCTGAACCTTTGACTCTAGATGCCGTGGTCTTTCACCACCATTCTCAGCAATAACACCTTCCATAATCTTATCTTGTGCTTTTATATAGTCATTGAGCGCACGGAAGTTACGTATCACAGCACGATTGCCTTCATTAGAGAGCATAAGGCTTGGAACACGTTCAAGGAAAAGCTCTACTTCGCGAGTAGATAGATTATTACCAAAATAAGGCTTAGCATCTCTGAGAAAGTCAGTAGAAAGCTTCTTAAACACCTGAGATTCATTGGTGAGAAGAGCCTGTTCTATAGCTCCTGCTAACTTTCCAACATACGGTATTTGAGACAACGCTTCCATACTACGTATAAATGTACCACCTTGTACATTGCCAGTGCCTAAAAGATCTTCCATCTCATCAAGCCGTGCATCTACTTCAGAAGTAGTAGCGTTTTGATCTTTAAGCTTCTTGTAGTATGGAAATGTTTCTTTATCTATACGAGCCTGTCGAGCTATTTTTTCCTTGGCCTCTTGAGTTTTTTCTCCAGCAGTTTTTTTAATTTCCTGCATTGGTTCTTGAGCCATAGGAAGTTGTGGTTGCTGCATTTGTTGTGGAGAAATAGAAGGAAATTGAAGAGGCGTTTTGCCAGCTGATCGTTCAATTAAATTCTGTGGATTTTGTTGCTGTAGAAAGTTGCTCGCATTCAACGATTGTGATTGTCCTTGTTGTCCTCCGAATAGCATCTGCTTTAGCTGCTCGCGTTGTTGCATCTTCTGGACGTTCTTATTCATGAGCTCATTCAAGCTATCTGCAAGATTGGAACCGGCAACGTTTAAATCATTAGTAAACATAGGCTTCCTTACAATAAGAACGGCAGAAGGCCGGTTAGCATTTTTACAAATTCACCAGCATTTTCTCCACCATAATAGGAGGCTTGCCCACCTAAAAGAGGCCCAAGTATATTCTCTAATGCCCCACCTTGGCGTTGGCTAAATCCAAACTTAGGCTGGTTAAGTAATCCAAGCTTGAGCTGGTCTAAAAGCCCTGATCTATTTTGAAGACCATACTGTGCACCCATAGCTGCAAGGTTTCTTTGTAAATCAGATCCAGCCCCACCTAAGGCGCTTTGAAATGCGCTGGATCGTTGTCCACCACCCATTGAAGTAAAACGTTCAGCAAGGGCCGGAACTGTTTGTGTTTGAAACTGGTTTTGAGCTTGTTCTGCAATCGGTTGGAATCCTTGTTGAGGATTCTGAAGACCTTGGAACGTTGATCCCAAGAGCTCATTAATATTGCCTTGTATCTCAGGCGTGTGGGTAGGGATTTGCCCTATCATTGCAGGGTTACCCTGAAGCCATTTCCAAAAGCCAGAACGGGGCTTAAAAGCTTTTCCGGTATCCGCTCTATAATTTTGTAATCCGAGTGACTGTGCCATTATTTTCCTTTCTAACTCTTAATATACTCAAGCACGATATAACTTACATTAAAGTTTGAGAAATCCGCATTAGTGGTTACGTTTACATTGGTTGCATCAGCATCAAGAGTCGCTGTGTTACCTGATGCGTCAGTAAGGGGCAACGGGATATAAAAAAAACCATTCGTATCTGATGCTGCACCATAAATACGCGTGAAAGTAACCGATGTTGTTATAGGAATATTATGGGGCACTGATTTGACACCAATGACCGGTAACTGCCCAAAGTTGATCACCGTGCGAAATACCTGCCTATATGTAGGTTTTACCTGGGACGTAGAATCTAATGCCGGATCCGGAAACCACACTTGGCCATTCACAAACTCTTCAATGTTATTGTAATATCCTGTGTCTTTTGTATTAAGCACAATCGCCATGAGGTTTATGTTCTGATAGAGGCGAACCAGGAGTTCCTTAAAGCGCGGTGAGGTGACCTCAACCGAATAGAGCTCGGCGGGATCCCAGACGTTCGTGGTAGGTACAAATGAACCGACTTGTTGGGGATTTGCCATGGCTTACCTCATTGTAGTCGGGCCGATGTGGCCTGGGTATGTAGGACTAAACCTTCTAGAACGAAATCAGACCAGGCAATTGAAGTATTGGTTATTTGGTCCGGAGACATATAAATAAAGATCTGAATGGTTTGCCCGTCTGTTTGGAAATACACTGGATGCCATAAACGCTCTTGGACTTGTTCAAAGGGATAGATGGCAGGATCATATGGTGATGTCTCAAGCACGCCATTACCCATATTAGTCTGTGTACCAAGTGTCCCTCCATTCCCCATTAACAGCATAGACTGCTGACTTCCTGAGGGGAAATAGTCTACCGTGACTTGCCCATTAGATGTCCTATCTACGCAGAAATCTATGCGTGCAAGGTAGAAGTTTCGGCCTTTATCAATATACGGATTCCACTGCTTGGAAAGTATAGCAATATTTGAGACACGGGATACTACAGCCCCGCCAACATAGGTTCCAGTCATGGTTCCTATGATGGTTATGGTATTGGCATCAATTACTGAATTTACTATGTAAATAACTTTGTCTAGGGTTACGCCTTGGAGATTCTCTATAGAGATATATTCGCCCTGAACGAGCGTATGATCTTGTATCTTGAGGGTAATTAAAGTCCCTACGTGGGTCATCTGCGCAACGGTCATAACAGCCGCATTACGCGAAACACCACCATCGCCAGAATCGACTATAAAGATATAACCCTGCTGGTTACCTGCTATAACTTGGCGGAAATTGGCTTGGACGACGCCACTAGTCCAAGTTGCGTTAAACTGTTCCCAAGTGAGGGTGGTAGACGACCACGTGACATCGTCTTGCTGCTCAAAGTATCCCCATGCAGTAATGCAATCATCGTTAAAAGCCCATGAGTTGTTTTGATAGTTATAAACAAGGATGCGGTTGGGAAACTTCGAAGCATTGCCAGTTGGAAATGTCCAGTAGACCAGCTCAGCGAAATAGTCTCGTACTCCGGCAACGCGTTCGACACCTTCGTTGGACTTGTTAATCTGAAATACTTGATCTGGAATTTTTTGGTCAATTCGCTCAACGTTTGATCCATTGCAGGCGTGGACACCGACGTTTCCGATTCCAAGCACTGCTTTATCGAACGGTACAACGGAGAATGTGGAATCAGCTCCCAACTCTGTGTTGATTTTCTGCCATACAAAGGGTTGAATCTGGTTTCCGGTATAGACCAACTCCCAGGTAGATCGTTCAAAGTACACAATAAGACGATCTTTAATAAACTCAGCACTGATGATCTCCTCTTCTGTTGCCGCATCTATAAAGCCAGCGCCCTGGCCTACCGCAGTGGCAGTATTGCCTCCTACAGTGACACTGAGTGTTTGGTTGGGCTCAAGCCATGCAAAGGGAGCATTTGCGCCTACATTCGTATTTCGGGCAAATGGACTACCGTTTATACTGTAGCGACAGCGATTAACAAATTGTTGGTTTTCGTTCGCAGTTGCATCGTATTCTATAGTATTTAGTGCAATAAGGCGATCTTTAAAGGGCAAAATGATGCGTGAAGTAAGCAGAAAAGACTCATCGGCTCTCAAAAAGGTATAACCGATTGCAGGATCCGGGTCGGCGTAGACTGCCCAGACTGAACCATTGTAATACCAGATAGGGTCATCGGTTAAGGGAGTAGGTGCGGCATCAACCGTAGCATGAAAGTTGGTAACAAACATATCAAAGTCTTCATCCGTAATACCTTGATAATTTGTCGCCCAGAAGAAATTTGTGTCATCGCCATGCCATATGGCCGTCGGTTCCTTGATCCACGATCCTGCGCTAAATTTATACACGAATTGGGTATCAAATGCGAAGGCTGGAGAATTGTTCACGCCGAGGATCTGGTATTGTGTCAAACCCATGACAGGCTGGCCCGGATAATAATACACAATAGTATTAGCATCCGCGCCAGTAATAACAAGAGCTCCGGTAGTCGTATCAAAAGTCCCAGATCCAGTTCCTGCGGTAGCAAGCAGCGTCACCGGAGTACCTAAAGCAGGGACCGTAAATATCTGATCACCAACTGAAAACTGTTGGCCTAATGTGTCAAATATATCGCCAGGCACAGTGCCAGAAAAATTACCAGTAATAGCATTTGTGGTACCTAGGTTAACGCGCAGTCGAGAAAAAAGTGGCTGTGTAAATGCGCTTGACCAGCCAGTACCAGTATAGCGAGATCCAAATCGTTTCTTAATGCGCCCCCGAAACACATAGGCGTTATCAAGAGCTTGGAAAGCGTCATCGGGGATAAGCCACGGTTTCAGATCGGTTTCTAAACCGGTATTTATAGGGGCTATTAAAAAACGATCAAATGCCATCTTATATTCCTATGGCTAAGAAACGTATGTTATACGTACCACTATTTGGAAGCCCTATTGCACGACCAAAGACTTGGAAAGTAGTCGTAGTAAAATTTCCAGCCGATACTGCAAGGTTAAGGTCTCCTGTAGAAGGTCCTGCACCAAATGTTTGGCATACCATAACAGAATAAACCGCAGTAAATACTGGAATGCCAGCCCCGGTATTGTAAGTTACCGTCCCAAGAGTATTCCTCGTTGGTGTTGAAGGTCCCCATTTTAGAAGTATCCCAGAGGGCAATCGTGCCCATCCAGAACTAGCTTGAAGCGAGCTCGTAAAGTTTATCTCAGCACCATTTGATTCTCTGCGCATGAAAAGCTCGGAAGCACCGCTGACATCTTTAGAGTACAAGGCTATTTCATTGGCAGCCGTTGTTGGGGCGCTCCCTTGCTCAGGGAGTATTACAAAGTTCTGGATCCCTTGATCAAAGAGCGGTGCTATAGCCTGGAAATTGGCCAAGATATCCTGCTGCGACTGCGACAATGCGTCAGAGGGCTGTGGAATGTTCGGATTAAATGCCATATGATTCTCCTAAAAAGGTCCTCCGCCCCAGCCCCATTGTCCATTACCTGGTCCGAAACTGGTTTGTTCGGTATAAATTGTTCCGGTTCTTTCATTTGAAAGCTGTACAAGAGTTCTGCGCAAGCAGAGTGTTTCTTGTTTTTTGTACTCTGGCATAATCATCTGCACAGAATCCATATCCATGCGATCTTCAAAGATCTTTTTCGCAGCGCCATAGGCAATATACTGCCACCATTCATTGAGTTGAGGATTGTCAGTGGTTTCCATTAAGAAGGTAGGGCGAATATATGCTTCAAAGTTAATATTATATGGCTGATCTGGGACTGGTCTCAGGAAGAAGGTGTTATCGTAGTATAAAAGCGCCTGAGGCAATGCAGTAACTACAGGCACGCATTGGACCATTATAGGCACATTTGCAGCTGGTGGTGTAGGAAATGTGAGAGTGAAATCCCCAGTGATGTAATTAATATTATTGTTTGCATCAAAGTCTGCCGTTGTAGGCGGCACCGTCGGTTGCGTTTGCGGTACATATAGATTTCCATCTACCGTTTGGTTACCGGTCGTTAAACTTACAAGTGGGACATCAGCAAGGGAAAGTCCATTGCCATTAACATCTATTGAGGTGAAGAGTACGTTGCTCTTCAGTAATACAGCCCCACCACCAACTTGGCCTAATTGATCAACAACGGAAGATAAAGTTCCAGAAAATGACTGGGTGATGCCATTCCCCATGATTTGGGTAGAGACAATAGAGTTAGTAAAGGGATAAATACCATAAAATTGCTCTCTATTTTGACTATAGAAAGAGTCATATCCCGCTATATATACAGGATTGTGAACGCTTATGTACTTGTTTTGAAAGTCATAAAGCGGGTTGGTCGTAACCCCTGCAAAAGAAGCGGTATCAGTGGGATACGCATCCTGGAATGGGTTACAGACAAACGTATACGTTGTCCTGAGATTAAACATCCGTAGATGCTCAGGAAAGTCATACACTACAAACGTATTAATATACTGCTGTAAATCAGCGGTAGTTAACTGAGATTCAGACGGTGATCTGGTTAAACGACGCACCTTAGTCTGTATGGTTTGGAGCGTCGAGGTTGGGGGCGCTACTGTCATTACTGTCTCCTTTTTTAAGAGCCTACAGTCTTAGTATATTACGAGTTGCCTGATAAATGCTCTCATTTACTTCTCCGATAGGAACTACTTGTGCACAGGTATCATCAAAAGGGCCTGGTGAAACCGGTATCGCAAAGGCATCAAATGAAGTAGTATCTATATCTATGGAAAAGGTAACATCATCGATAACCGTAATTGTACCTGTCGCGCCATTCGCCTGTTGCATACCAACCGCTGGTGGCAGATCTAGTCGAACGATCAACCCAGTCTCGTATTGGTGCGCAAACGTAGTAGTCACTATTGCCGGAAATGAATTGGTAATAGACGCTATCAGGCGCATGGCGGGTTGGAAGATAGGATTGGGATTGGCGTAACAGGTACTCATAGTGGATCCTTAGGACACAGTCTCAATAGTAACTACTGATGAATTTGGCTGAGGCAGCTCATCGATATCAAGAAACTCGAGACTCTGGAAGCCACAACGGAACTTCTTCTTGGTTATTCTTTGTATATGTCCTGAAAAACCACGTACGGGAGCACCCGCTGCTTGCATACCATCGCCCGGGAGGTATTCATATTCCGGATACCAGCAGTTGGTATTAAGGTGAATAGCGACTCCTAATGGCACTTCATAGATTTCACCGTCTTGCATGGTGAAGCTTTCAATAGGGTCTTCCTTAAAGACACGGAACGTAAAGCTCATCTCTCCGCCTGGTACTTCATAGAAGTTAAACTTGCCCTTTACCTTTTCACGGTGTTTATCACGTTTAAACTTAATATTTTGTCGTGCTTCTTTTTTCTTCGCTGCTGAAACTTGCGATGCGGAACTAATTGCTGAATTTACGGTTGTCATAGTCTCTCCTTTAAGAACCGAGGGAGGAACTCCCTCCCTCAGATACAGTTCATATCTTTAACTACTTATTAAAAGTTAGTTATTAGTGACACTAAACGATTTACCAGCAACCCAGTAAACCACATCGTTGTTTTGACCAGCAGGGCCATTCGCACCAGCACCCAAAATAATGCCAAGATAAGCAGTATTTACAGTTGCGTCGGAGAGAATATCTGCGCCTGCGTTCAATGCAACGGCAGTATTTTCACCCACAGGCACTACTTCTGCAAAGCTTACCGGAACGGCAGTTGATGCAGGGAATGCGAATGTAGTGAAGCTGCTTGAATCGATATCAACGGTTATCGAGTTACCAGTTGTAGTGGTTGTGTCGATAGCGGTTATATTACCGATCAAGCCATCAAGCTCTACCATGCCGAATGCAGCAGGGACTATAAAGCGAACCGCTTGGCCCACTTGATAGCCATGAGTCACAGACATAGTCACCACAGTTGAAGTACCAGTTGATACTTTTGTCATGTAACGACGGCGCGGATAGAAGATAGGATCGAATGGTATAACACGGAAGCTACCAGCTGCACCAACCGCTGCTCCAAGCGAAACCATATAGTCTAAGCTAAAGGTTGTGCCAGAGAAGGTATTGTAGCCGATAGTAAAGTCCATGCCGCCCACTTGTTGGCCGTTGGTAATATTGTAAAGACGTACAACGTTACCCGCTGACATGCCCGCAGTAGAACCAACAGTCACCACCGGTGGTGTTGCGTTAGAAACTGCAGAAACACCAGTAGAGCCATTGTTCAACGCACCAGGAACTTGAATAGAAGAATCAACAAGGGTAAAGCCGCCGCTTGTCATTGCCGCTGTTAAGTTTGCTGCGTTTGCTGCGTTCGATTTTTTGTATTCAATACCAGTGCCAGCTGCCATACCGCGCTGCCAGTAGTATTCAACACCGACTGCAGTGGTTTGGCTTGCGCCAGCCACGGTATAGTTATATACCTTCATCCAGTCCAAATCAGAACGAAGTTGGATGGTTTGGTTTACGCCAGTAGAGGTAAAACGACCTTGTTGGATAATAGTATTGTCCATAAGTGCTCCTTAATTACGCTAATGTTGCGCGTAGGTTAATGACCCATTGGTCGTTTGTAATACGAGGCACTTCGGCAAATTTATACCCAACAGAAGCGTTGAGCGCTAATGGGCCGTCATAGATAGGCGGTCTGTAGATAAAGCTTGCGCTGTATCCGTCTTGTTCAATACAAGCATAAGCCTCCATGCCTACACAGAAAATATTGTAGACAGTGTTGCCAAGGTTAGACGCATTAGCAGTTTGGGAACCTATAGATGACACAAGGAAACGAAGGTTTCCAATTGCGCCCCACTCTGAACGTAGTGCGTTCATTGGTGATGGATATTGGTTCTTCGCAATGAAGCCAGAAACCGCATCTAGGTTACCAGTTAAGTTGGTGTGGCAAAGCGCAAAGTACGCATCACGTACAGGCGCCGTACCGAACTTATCTTCACCTTCGATGTAGTCCATGATGGTGTAAGCATCATTTGAGAGCAATACACGTACAACATCATCAACGTCTGAGCGTGTGATTTCTGTTGGGTTATCGCCGTTCACACCACCAACGCAGTTGATAAAGCTCGCGGTTGAAGCAAGCATATCGCGCGTTAATTGGTCTTCTGTTTGGCGTAACGATACACCAAGACGTGCTGCACATTCGTTAAGCACAGGATCTTGGTTTTGGAGCGTTACTTGTTCGTTCAATTGAACATAAGTTCCATAGAATGAAATCTTAGCGTCTATATCCACCGCAGTCAGGGTTTGTGCTGGGGGAGTGACACCAGAGTTTCCAAGTGGAACCATCGCCGTGTTCAATGGATTGTAACGACGCATACGAAGCGTAGTACCGCCATTGCGCGGCATATTCTTCTTCATTGCCGGGATCTTGTGGATCATATTCGGCACTTTGACGGACAGGAGTTTGTATGAAAAACTCTGCTGTCATCCTCTTGCTTTCAGGGCCGTCACCCTTACTGACCATTTCTGGCGGGTCAAATACTTCGATTCAACCTCTCTATATTTCTATAGAGCTGAGACTATCGCTTGCACTCTCGTGCCCAAAGGACTTAGTCGTTGCAGCTACTTTATTACCGTTTAACTCTCTTATCTTGCGATAAATTTCTTCTCGGTAATCTAGCTCGCTTTGTGGTACCCCTCTATATCCAGGATTTTTCTGAGTCATAAGATATTTAGAAAAATTTAATAAAAGCTCGGCTCTATTCTTTTTGACTTTCAAATACGGGATAATGCCTTCTAAAAATGGTATAAGATGTTCTTTGTTTCTCATATACCAATGATAGATAGGTTTAGAATTAGGTCTGTTTTTGCGAGCGCCATCGATATTCATATGTCCGAATCCCATGTCGTTCATAACAAAATTAATAGCTTCGGGTTCTATCATTCCTATTTTAACGCCAGGAAGATACGAATAAGCCCATTGTTCAACGTTTTTAGGGAATACTGTTGCCCTTTTCGTTGATCGGTTTTTCGTTTTTCTTTTGTGTTTAAATATCATAAAGCACCCATCTGCATCCATTATTCCGGCGACATATGCCCAATGCGTTTGCTTCTGGTTATCTTGCATACAATATCCTTTGCTGTACTTATTATAGTATAGCAGAGTTTTATATGTATGTTTAGACTTTCCACGTAATCACCTTCGGTTTTAGACCGGCACTACTTTACCGGTGCTGGGAGCACACTTGTCGTGGTAATTGCCACAGACATCTCCTTTTTTAGAGGACAGAAATGTATGTTTGGACTCTAATGCTGGCGAGGCATGATACGCCTGAATCGTCGAGCTGGCGAGGCCCTATACGCCGATGGGATTTGTGGAGGGGCGAGCTCCGATACGCCTGGAAATTAGAGTAGCAAAAAAAGAACTAGAATTGCAAATTAGGCCTTATCGCTATAGATTGCACTTCGTATATTTGATAAGCGTCCTGCATCCTTGAATATAGATTTTATAAGATCTGTTCGCGATCTTTCTATTTTACCTTCAACATCATGATAGCAATCCATACATAGAGATATTAGGGAATGATGTCGCATCGCATCGCCAAAATATATGCGGTAGATAGTAGTTAGCTTTTTGTCGCACAAGGCACACTTAGAATCGGGACTCATATATTCCTAAAAAGGGAGGGCGTGAAAAGATGAATAAACTCACCCTCCCGTATACCATACCAACCTAATATAGCTTACGCGCTTCTTCCATCTCTTTGCGAAGCTGATCTTTCAAAGTCTCTGTTAATCCTTCTGCAAAAGCATTTGCTCTGGAAAGTGGCGTATCACCCTTCTGAGGGTTAACACTGGCAAGCGGCCGTGGCTTAGTAGTATTAGCAAGCGCTTTTTGCTTATCGGCTTCATAAGGGGTTTCGGTGTAAATACCAAACTTCTTGATGAGAGTATAGGCAGAGGCTGCTTGATCAAAAGGATTGGGTGAAGCAACAATAGTATTGGCAAGTTCAGGATACGATGCTTCAAACATTTCGATGTTATCGGGTGTCATCACCTTATCAAAGTCAGGGTATTGGCTTCTAAGCCTCATGGCCGCAACTGCCTTACTATTCTGTCTTAGATACTCTTGTTGTTGCTCTTCAAGCTGTTCGATCTTTTTCATAGCCTTATTAAGATGCTTACCTTCAACAAGTTCATCATCTTTTATGGCAAAATCTACATTAGAAGACTCAACTTTTGGCTTTGGGACATTCTCATAGGCTTGAAGACGACGCGCAAGCTCATCACGTTCCCGCGCTGCTTGGTCGGCGAGCTTACGCAATTTGATGATATTAGCTTCTTTGTCTTTAGCAAAGGTTGTTTGTTCTTGGGGTTTTTCTTGTGGAGCTGCTTCGGCAACTGGCTGTTGAGGTATCGGATCTCCAGCTTCGTCCTTAGGTTGGTGTGCCGCTGCTATTTCTTCAACAGAAGGCATAGGGATATTCTCAGTAGCTACGGTCTCTACTTCAAATTCTTCATTCATACGGTC